TCTTCTGAAACTGCGGTAAAACCAAAGTCAAAAATATCTTCTGTCATTATAGCACCTTTTTATTCACAAAAAAGTTTATAGTAAATCTTTTATTATATTCCGAATCATTTTCGAAAGTGTGTAAAATGTTTTTTGTATGAAAACAACATTTATTCATTTCCCAAGGGATAATATGTTCATGGTCCATTTCAAAAAATATTGTACCTTTTGCCTCTTTTGGATAGACATAAATCGTGCCATTTAAATCTTCATCATGTTTATGTGGACGGTGAGATTTAAGAGTATCTGTGTATTGGAATTCAATTTTAGTTTCCCCTATATCAAAATTTTTACCAACCATATTTGTTCTTGAATATCTTTTTCAAATTCAGGGTGAAACTCTTGCTCTAGAACATTATCACTTTCTTTAGTTACTGTGTAAAATCTTGTGATATTTCCACGTTTACCATCACTAGTGTAATACCAGTTGTTTTTTAAACACGGAAGAGTTGAAGATGAATCGATTATATATGCAATTTTAAAAAATTCTGAAAAAATATCATTATCTAAAAAATTTTTTATTTCCATCATAGTACCTTTAGTATCTTGCGGCCTTTATGATCAAATTGAAAATCACCATAGTATCCAATTTCTTCCTGATAAAGAGAAGGTTTCCTAATTGCTTTGAGACTTGCTAAAAGAGTTTTCTTTTTAATACGAGCAGTAACTCTATCTGCTGCATTAAGTGTTACCTGACCATAGATAATGTCTGCTCTTTCAACTACCTCAATAAATCCTTTAAGAGAATATCTCTTCATACTAATTCCAATGTCTGCGCTTGATTGTAGAGATTTCGCATATCAGTTTTCAATCTATCTTTACTTAGATCAGTTCTAATAGCATCTACATAACTATCTAGCAGTGTTGTGGTGTCTTCTAAAGAAATCTTAGCATCATCAACATCAGACAAAACATCATCAAAGTTCTCAGCAATCTTCAGTTCATGAATGTCTTGCTCTTGAATCATATCAATAAAGTCTTCAAACATCTTAGGATTAGTTTTCTTTACCACAACTACTTTTACAAACTTATCTTTCAAATTCTGAACACTATTATACTCGTATTTTTCATCATTGTAAACAATTTTTTTGAAGAGAGTATGTGGGTTGTGAATTGCTGATAGCTCACGGGTTTCTGTATCTAAAACATGAAAATGCTTCTTATCACCAGCATCAGACCAGAAGAATTCTAGTTGAGTGCCAAGATAATGAATATTATCAATATTAGATTTTGTATGGTAGTGACCAGAAAAAACCATATCAAACCTTTTAAATGGGGAAGGGTCCATCCCGTGTTCATTTTTAAGGCCACGCATCATATCAAACCCACTTAGTTCAAGGTGACCACCTAAAATATCCGCCTTACAGTTACGGACAAAATCCATAGTTTCTTCATAGTTACTTTTATTTATCCAAGGCACCAAGGCAAACTTGAGGTTATCATATGTCAATACTTTGGCTTTTTCAATGATTGCAACTTCATTGATAAAGAACCCGAGTAGCTCCTTGAGAGAGTTTGGATTATTGGTATCTTTATAATAAGTATCATGATTACCGGGAATAATATCCATTCTAATTCCCAATTCTCGCATAGGCTCAAGAAAGTGCTTTCTATTGTGGTGTAAAGCTTTGATATTGATTGCTTTACGGTTGTCATAGTAGTCTCCTAAATGAACAATCTGCTTGATATTATGCTCTTTCACATAAGGAAAGAACACTTCATCATAAAATTTAGCAGCATTATCAAGAAAGATATCACCAGAGTTACGAATGCCGCAATGGGTATCGTTCAGTAGAGCAATTTTCATATTATAGGAATTCCGTTATATCAGAGTCGTTAGTTTTGCGAATACGTTTTTTAGGTAAACTATCCTCTAGCATAGCAATATATTCGTCATCTGTCAACTCTTTATTTTCATTCATCTTCATTTTTGCAGATTCAATAGCAGCATGAGTGATATGGCGTGAGGTTTCATCTTGATTAGATGATCCTTCAATCAAGTCAGCCGCAAAGGAATTTTCAAAGTAAATATCTTTAATTTCTTGCTGTTTCTTTTCTTTGGCAATACGACGCAAGAAAGCATAGTAGGAGATTTGTGTAAAATATGCAAAAGCATTAGGATTACCTGTGCGGGTAGCAGCCTCAATATTATAGTTACGAATTGCTTTTAGACAATTCTCTACAGCATCCATTACCATTTCGTCTCTATATGAATAGGAAATGAAGTTAGGTCTGTGTGATAACCCTTCAGCAATTTGTTGAAACCCAAGAGCAACATAGTTAGGTACAACAGGAACTTCAATACCTTTCTTTTTACATTCATTACATTCTTCTACATATGTAAAGACTGCCTGTGAAAATTCTTTATTGTTAATGTAATTGCTGTCTTTACGTTTCATACATAATACCTTAAATGGTTTAATAATCTAAACATTATACTAAAAATATATTCATCTGTCAAGTTATTTTTTTGCTTGACAAATTATAAAAATTGGTATATAATCCTATTGGTTTTGGGGCCCGGGGGAATATACATTAATGTAGAGTCGGTGTATCTTCATCAGCCTCAATATTTATCTGAGCATATTCTTCTTTAGATTCTTCTTCTTTTTCTTCTAACATACTTTCAATTAATTGTTTCCTGTATTCAGCATAGTTTTCTGATACAATATCTTCAGGTGTAGAAACAGAAACAATAGAAGCACCTGCCAAGGTCATTACCTTAGAGTAGTCAGCACCAAACATCCATTTGGTTAGAAACAAAGATTGCTTAACAGAATTGTATCTAATCTCTAAAGGAACTTCTATTACAAAGAAAGTATCATCTGTTCTAATGACAGTTGTAACAATCTCTTCTCCGGTAATCAGTTTGAATACCCGTGGACGATCATCCTCAAATTCTTCACCATAATCATCAAGTTCCGACATAACCATTATCCTTCAGTAACTGATCGTAGTATCTTTTTATCATTATATCTCTTTGACTCTCATCTATATAGCCTCTTGCTAAGAGAAAGTTTATATGATCAGTTGCTTTTTTCTCTAAGTTCTTTTTTGTTTACAGTTTTCATAATGCCACCTCATCATAATGTTTTTCCCACCAGTTTTTTGACAATAAGGGCAAGTTACGATTTCTTGTTTGAATCCCTTTTGAGCAGCACTCATTTTTCTTTTATGTTCTTCAGAAAGCTTTCTACCACTAAGAGCATCACTCACTTTTCTTTTATGCTCTTCTGAAAGCTTTCTACCACTAAGAGCATCACTCACTTTTCTTTTATGCTCTTCAGAAAGCTTTTTACCCTTGCGTAACTCACTCATTTTTCTTTTATGTTCTTCAGAAAGCTTTCTACCACTAAGAGCATCACTCACTTTTCTTTTATGCTCTTCAGAAAGCTTTTTGCCCTTATGTGCTTCACTCATCTTTTTTATGGACTCAGGTGAGTGTTTGTATCCGTGTATACCGTCACCACCATCCGTGCGATTGTGTAGGGTGCCAGTTTCTAAATCTTTACGACCATACCATTCTATATATCTTCTCTCTAATGCGAAAGCACCTAACTCAGTCAAGTTTGATTCCATTATAACAATACGATTTTCATCTTTTGGTCGCCTGAAAGCTCTACCAGTATTAGAGAATGCTCGATTGTCTTTACCCTTACCAATATAGTAAGGTGTGCCGTCTTTGCGCAAATATGCGTATATATAAAACATATTATACATATCTACATTTTGATTTCGTGTATTTCAAAAGAGAAATCTTCTTTCTTATATATCCTCATTCTTTCCAGACCATGTAAGAGTGTGTAGTTCTTTTTCTGTCTATAATGCATATCATCCATCAAATCATAAAGCACTGTAGGTCTACCATCTTCAGACTTTCTAAGTCCACGACCGATAGACTGTAATACTTTTACTTGTGATTTAGATGGAGATGCAAAAATAATATTATGAAGATTGCGAATATTTACACCCGTGGAGAACGTACCAAGGCTAGCCACAATGATAGCATTTTTCTGTTGTTCAACAATGCCCCGTATTTCTTCTCTGACTTCAGCATCAACTTCACCTGATACGAAGAAAACCTTACGCCGTTCATGTGCTTTATCCTTGATTAAGTCATAGATAACTTTACCATGCTTTTCTACATACTGAAATAGAACAAGAGTATTGCCTTCCTGATCTAATGCTAGATTTTGAATGAGTCTATTACGTTTGATATTACTAACAAGGTAGTCAATTTCATAATGGTAATCTTTAGTATTTATAATATCACGGCAAACTTCAGGAGGATACTTTAGAGCAAGGATATTAATCTTTAGTTCTGCAAGTGTATCATTATCCATAAGTTTTTTTGTCGTGGTTACTTTACGAACACGACCAAATAGACCTTCTAGCACAAGTTTGTGACATTGCGTCCCATCTAACGTTCCTGTCAATCCAATACGAAACTCTGCTTCTCTAGATTTGTTCATAATACCAGATAATGATTTTGCTTTGAAGTTATGCACTTCATCACCAAAGATACAACCAAACTGTTCAAACCAACCACTAGGTAGTTTATAGATTGACTGCCATGTAGAAATGAATACACGTTGTTTAATATCGTGCTTAGGCATACCAGAATAGATTCTGTGACAGACTTCACCTGCTTCAAGCCCATAGTTTTCAAAGTCAGAGAACATCTGCTGAACAAGACCAGTAGTGGGAACAACAATAAGCAACCGTTTGTTATAATGTTCTAGATACCACATCATCAAAACATAGATAATTAGTGACTTGCCAGAACCTGTAGGTGACAGTAGAATAGCACGTCTGGACTGTAGTGCCTGACAGATAGCATCAAACTGATAGTCCCTCACTTCAAAAGGTAAGTTCAGTTTCTGAATAAAATCATAAACATCTTTGGGTCTAACTGCTAGTTTTCCATCAGGTGTACCATACTGATTATCATACTCCACACCAAGTGTATAGTTTCTTGGTTTAATAAAATCAGACAGATACTCCCATAGACCTACAGGCAGTTCATTATTACGAACATTAAACAAACGTGTTTTACCATCCCATCTACCGTTCTTGTAGGATGGCATGTATTTGTATCCCGGTGTTTCAAACGAGAAGAAATCATTCAATTCATTTGCTACATGAGGTTCACACTGAAT